ACGTTCGTTGCCTGCTGCTTTAAGTCGCTTAAGGTAAGCTCTATAAGGTCGTCGTTAATTTCGTAGGTCTTAAGCACGCTGTAGCGTTTGCCCTCTAACACTACTAATAACTCGCCCTCGTAGTCTACCTTGTATAGCTCCACTTTAAGGCTGGCTGTAAGCCCTGCCTGCTGGCTGCTAAAGTACTCTGCATAGCCTACGCTTTTTTTGTTGCAAAAAACTGTACGCTCTGTAGGCTCTGTTGCTATAGGAAAGCCGTTACTATTAGTACGCGGCGTAGCCTCTGCCTCTTTAAGTAGCGTAACCTCATGCGCCCACATTGCCATAACTTAGCCCTCGCTTTCTGGCGCGGTGTTGTAGTCAATGTCTAGCGCTAAGCTCATTTTCTGCATGTCGTAGCTGTTCCTAAACTGCTCTGCTTTGCCGTTGTAGTTAAACTCACTACGGGCATAGAGCTTTACGGCTCTAATAATAAGCGCGTCGTCTTGGTCTAGTTTTACTACGCCCTGTGCGCTAAGGTCTTGTAAGCACGCCTCTATAGTGTCGTTAATTTCTGCGGTTATTGCCTCGCTGGTATTAGAGATACGCAGCGCATTTCTAACCTTTTCTGTTAGTGTAGTTGTTACTGTTATTTCCATGTCTGCGCCCTCTTTTCTAGCATTATAGGCGGGTAGCCCATGAAAGCCGCCCGCCCGTTGCTCTTATACTTTCTCTACCAGTCCTAAGCCGCTAAGCAGTTCTAAGCGTTCCTCGTTAGTCTCGAAAGTCTCGCCCTCTGCTACGATACGGTTAAGCGCTACGTCAAAGTAAAGCGTAAGTACTCTTACCTCGATAGCTGCAGCTGCTTTCTTAGCTGCTGCCTTTGGCTGCTCTTTCTCTTCTACGGGTGCTGCTGCGGGTTTCTTTGCCGCGCTTGTTGCTTTCTTAGTTGCTGCCATAACTTAGCCCTCGCTTTCTGGTATTACACGCTTGCAATCTTCTTAAGGGTTACAAGTCCGTAGTAGTCTACTACCTTACCGTCTGCAAGCATGATAGCCTTAGTGATCTGGTCGTCTGTGTCGTTGTCCTCGTACTTCTTAACGCCCATAGCATAGTTAGTGTTAAGGTCGTAGTTAGTGAAGTCAAAGAGGAAACCAAACTTAGCGTTAACGTCTGCTGCTGCAAAGCTAGGTAAGTGCTGTGTGCATACTACCTCTCTACCGAGCAAGTAACGCTCTACCTTGCCGTCTAAGCCGTGGTTAACGCGTGCAATAGGCTGCCCCTGCTCGTCTGTAAGTCCGATAAAGCCCATAAAGGTCTTTTTAGACATACACCACTTAGCGTTACCCTCGTACTCTTCTGGAAGTTCTGCCTCAGCGTCAATAAGGGTATTGTATGAAAGTGCAGCTACGTTTACGTTTGCGATAGAGTCGCCCTCGTCTGCTACTGTGTTGATGATACCCAAAGGCTCGCCGCTGCCGCTGCCCTTAATAATGCTCTCTTCGAGTTTCTTAGTCATAGCCTCTACGATAACTCTTACAAGGTATGCCTCGAAAGCTGCAATAGACATAGTGTCTACTTCAAGAGATACGGAAACTGCACAACGTAACTTATGGTATGCAAAAGTAACGCTGCCTACTGCAAGTTTCTGCTTGTCGCTGCCTGCGCCCTCTGCTACCCATGTAGCTACTGGCTTAACAGTGTTCTTAGGGATAGCAACGCCGCCCTTGTAAGCTGTCTTGGTAACAAGTGCCAAAATGCCGCCTACGTTTTCGAGCTTGCTAATGATCTGGTCTACTACGGTTGTAGGAATTACGTTTCCTACGTCTGTAGTCTTAGTGTTAGCGTCGCCTCTGTACTCTGCAGGAATAGCAGTTCCTCTGGTTACGTACTGCATAAATGCCTTACGGTAAGCCATTGTAGCGTACTTGTCGTCGTCTGCTGCTGCCTCTGCGCCGTTAGGTGCTGCGAAAGTTCTTACAGTCTTGCCCTCGCCTGCTGCAATGTTTGAAAGTGCAGCGTTTCTCTTTTCTGCTGCGTCTACGAGTGCCTTGCGCTGCTCGTTAAGCTGCTCTGCCTCGTCTACGAGCTTGTTGCTCTCTTCTACGGAAAGCTCTGCGCCTCTTGTTTCGAGTTCGTTCTTAATTTCGGCAATGCGTGCCTCAATTTCCTTTAAGTTCATGTCTTTACCTCTCTTTTTCTTTTTTCTTGTGATCTGGTTTTTAAAGTCCTAATGTGTCTACCTTAAGTTTTGCTACACGCTTTGCCAGCTGCTCCCGCTGTTCTAGTTCCCGTCTCCCGTTAACATAGTTGCGCGCTGCTATAGTTGTATCGTCGTTAGCTGGGATAGATACCGCGCTAACGTCGTATACTTTCTTAACCTCTAGTACTGTACGTGTGCGTGTTTTCTGGTCGTAAGCGTCTTTTGTTACGACGAAAGCCCACGACATTTTGGTAATCATGCCTGCTGCAATGTCCTCGTACAGTCCTTTTGCAAGTTCTGTGCGGCTAAGGTCTGCTGTAACCTTAAAGCCTGTGTCGTCTAAGTCTAACTGCAGTGTGCCGTTAGAATTTCTAGCAAATACCCTGCCGTTATGGTCGTACTGCATAATAACGTCTGACATGTCCGCGTTGTCTAACGCGTGTCTGTCTATCTGTTCGTAGTACTTTGTGCCGTCGTAGTCCTCGAAAAGCACGTAAGGCTTATCGAAAGTAGTAGCGTAGCCCTCTACAATGTAGCTAGGCTCGTCGTTTTCCTGCTTTGCTCTGACTGCTAGCGGCTGTGCTAGTTCTCTATACTCTCTCTCTTTTACTACTGGCATTATTCCTGTACCCCCTCGTCTGTAGGTGTTGTGGTGTCCTCTGCTGGCTCGTCCTGCGGCTCGTCGTCTACTGGCGTGTTGTCGTCGCTTGCGCCGTTATCCAGCTTAGTAACCTCTGTATACTCTTTGCGAATATAGTACTTGTCGCCGCCGTCTACGTGCGGCATGTTCCAAATATCCATTACCGTATTACGGTTAATAAGCGCTCTGTCGAAAAGCTGCGTAGATACTTGCAGCTTAGTAGCGTTGCTGGCGTACTGTAAACGGTTTGCGCTAAATGTAATCATGTTGCCAGCTGCTAGCTCACGATCTGTATAAACCATGTTGCTAAGCACAATGCTTAACTGAATTGCAAACGGCTCTATTTTACCCTCGTAGTAAGCGTTCCACTGCTCTTCTGTAAAGTCGTTCTGTAAAATGTGCATGTTAGTGCCAAAGTGTGTGCAGACATTCTCGTTAATTTGCTGTGTCTGCAGCGCGTTTGGTGTATACGGCTTGCTCTCGACTTGCTTAAGGTCGCTAAACTTGCTGTCGTAAATAATCATGCCGCTAGTGTTCTCTGCGCTTAAGTTGTCCTCAGTAAAGCGCTCGCGCTCTTTCTTAATGTCCTCTGGCTTAAGCATGTTTGCCACTTTAGCCATGAAACGAATATTAGCGCTATTCTTAACGGCGTTAATAATACCCTCGTTGCTGGTCTGCATAAGCTGCATTGTAGGCTTAAGGGTTGTGTTACTCTCTCCGAAAAGGTCGTTACGGTACTGGTGCGTTGTCATAATGCCCACGCGCTCAAACTCAATAGCGCCGCGCTGCCCGTTAGAGAAAGTGTAGCGTAAGTATAACTGCCCCTTAACGTCTACTACCTCGCAGCTACTAGGTAAGAGCGGGTAAAAGCCTACCAGCTCGCCGTACTTGTCCTCTACTGGTGCAATAAAGCAAGTGTGCTCGCACTCTAGTATTGTTGCGATACGAGCTATAAACTTTGGCGTGTCCGTAAAGTAGTTAGGCTTAAACTCTAGCGCCCTTAATAGCTTTCTATGTGCGCTGCCGCTCATTTCTGGCTTAAGTTTGCTGCAATGTGTCGCAAAGCTGTTAATAGCTGTGCGTGTTAAGTCCATTTCGTATACGCCGCCGTCGTAGGTCGTAAATACTGGGCTGTAGGTGTTAAGCATTTTAAAGTACTCGCCTAACAGTGCCTCGTTCTTTTTCTTGAAAATATAATCAAAAAGCCCCACTGCGTTACCTCTCTTACTCGTTCTTAAGCAGCTGCCCTATTTCCGTGTACCATTTCTGCCGCACTGTCATTGCGTCTATAACTGATACAAAGCCGTCTATATGTGCTCGCTGCTCTATTTTGACTGGTCGAAACTTTCTTGTTTCCATGTTCTGCTTAAGTGCGACGTTTAAAAAGTGGCTCTTAAGCAAGTTGTTGTTAGCAATTTTAAAGTTGCCGTCTTTTATAATTCCCTCAAACTCTCGTATAACTGGCGTTAAGTTCTCGCCTTGAAATACGTCGTCTGTGTGTAGCCCTGCGCCCTCTAGCTGCTCTATCAAGTACTTAGCGCTGTATCTGTCGTAGCCTATCTGCAATATGTAAAGCTCATACTCGCGTATGATCTGCATAAACCAGTTGTAAACGTCGTTATAGTCTACGTAGTTGTCGCCGCTAAGTGTTACGTTGCCCTTTTTAACGAAAAGGTCGTAGGGTACGCCGTCCGTAGCTTGCAATGTCTCTAGCCTAGACGCTGGCATAAAGAATTGAGTAAAGGCATATAATATGCCGCTCTTTTCAATTACCACGCTGGCTGCCGTTAAGTCTGTTGTCTGGCTAAGGTCTAAACCAGCTACGCAGTAGCAGCCCTTAAACTGCTCTAGCGTTACGTCTGCTGCTGCCTGCTCGACTACCACGTAGTCTAAGAAAGCAGTACTTGCATTTTGTTTGATGTTGCAATATTTGCAAAGAAACTCGCTGCGTTTGCTTAAGCTCGTTTCTGCTACGGCTATTTCGTCTTTAAAAAATTCCTCGCTAACGCTTACGTTTATGTTAGGGTTAGCTTTTCGCAGCTCTGTTAAGTCGTTCCACTTGTCTACGTCGTCTATGGTGTAAAGCAACGGCAAAAGCCTGCGCTCTTTGCTGCCGCCTTTAAGTACGCCCGTGGCTCTCTTAAAAAGCTCGTCGTATATTCCGTCGTTAACGTAGCCTGCTGTGGTAATGCCCAGTATAAGCGGCTGCCTACGTGCGCCTAGCGCACTTTTCATTACTTCGTATTGCTTAAGCCCACCGTCTCCCTGCCACGCTGCTAGCTCGTCACATATTACAAGCTGCGGGTTAAACCGTCACTTTTTCGTGCGTTAAAGGCAATGGGCTTAATAAACGTGTTATTGTCCGCTATGTAAATATCACTGCGGCGTTTTTGAGCCAGCTCTTCTAGTTCTGGCTCAGCTATAACCATTTTGTAAAAGCCGTCGTATACGAGCGCTGCTTGGTCTAGCTTTGGCGCTAGGCAGTAAATTTCTTGCCCGTACTCTGGCTCTAGGTAAGCCATGTATGCAATTATGGCGCTGGCTAGTAAGCTCTTGCCGTTCTTTCGAGCTATAACTATAAATACCTCGCGGTATACCCTAACGCCGTTGTCGTCTACAATTCCAAAGATAGCGGCTACTGCTGCCTTTTGCCAAAGCTCTAGCTTTAGTAGGTCGCTGCGTCCTTTGCTGTGGTGGCAAAAGTTCTCTATAAACCTTATTGCCTTGCTTACAGCCTTAGCGTTGTAATGCGTAGCGCCTTTTTCTAGGTCGTCTACAAGCATTTTGTATGCTAGCTTTATCCATTTTCCTACGACTACCTCGCCGCTAGTGATCTGGTCGTAGTACTCGTAAATGTAATTGTGTACTGTTGCCACGCCTGCTGCCTTACTCGTCACGTAAAGCGGCTAGCCTGCTGG